ACTTCCGGAGCGCTCCTATGTCAACACGGCATTTCTCACAATGGCGATCGGAAATGGCCTTACGATGGCGATTGCAAATCCTTCCCAGGAACTTCTGATGAATGCGGCATTTGCATCGGACATGCTTCTGAACAAGGAGGAGAGCGGCATCCGCTATATCGGGCGCATGAATTATCTGTCCGAGAAGCATGAGGGCATGGAACATGTGTGGGTACCTGTCGGGACGGCGAAGGGCGCTGCCGTGAAAGGTACTGCCGGCTTACAGGCGGGAGACACAGGCGGCGCGAAGAATTCCGGAAACACGAACGAGGCGCACAGCGCGGTTTTTACGGCGGTTTTAAAAGGAAATAAAAACCATATTTTGGATGACGTCAAGCACGCATTAGACGCTGGGGAGAAGCCGGATGACATCATCAACGGACATCTGATCCCGGCGATCAACGAGGTCGGCGAGCTGTTCGACAAGCAGAAGTATTTTCTGCCGCAGCTGATTTCTTCTGCGAATACGATGAAGGTGGCGATCGAATATTTAGAGCCGATGTTAGCACGCTCGGACAAGGAGCCGAAGGCAACGCTCGTCGTGGCGACCGTGGAGGGTGATATCCATGACATCGGGAAGAATCTTGTGGTGCTGATGTTGAAAAATTACGGGTATCATGTGATTGATCTGGGAAAAGATGTCCCGGCAGATTTGATTGTAGATACTGCAATGAAAGAAAACGCAAGGGTGATAGGGCTCTCCGCGCTGATGACGACGACGATGATGCGCATGAAGGACGTGGTGGAGCTTGTCAAAGAGCGCGGATGTACGGCGAAGGTTGTCATCGGCGGTGCGGCGATCACGGAAAGCTTTGCGGAGGAGATCGGTGCGGACGGCTATTCCAAGGATGCGGCGGAATGTGTGAAACTGGTGGATCGTCTGTTGGAGGAAGAGTAGAAGGCGAAAAGCGGTCTTTTCCGCCTTCAAACTGCCCCGGGAAAATAGATGCAAAAAAATAGAAAAAAAGTGTTGACTTTTTGCAATACGGATAGTATACTAATCAAGTCGGTTGCGGTAGCGACCGATGAATATGGGATCTTAGCTCAGCTGGGAGAGCATCTGCCTTACAAGCAGAGGGTCATAGGTTCGAGCCCTATAGGTCCCATAGATATCAATATAATATGGCGGAATAGCTCAGTTGGCTAGAGCACACGGTTCATACCCGTGGTGTCGAGAGTTCAAATCTCCCTTCCGCTACTATTTTTTTAAAATTGAAAACCTTGTGAAGCCTTGATTTTACTGTAAGAAAGGAGATTCTGAATGGTGTCTTTTCTGAAAGTCAAAATCAAAGGTAACACCAAAGGTAACACGAACAAATGTACGGACGCTTGATGCGTTCTTTTTTTATTGCAATTTTGGCGGTGATACGGCGGGAAACAGGCGTTATTTAGACGGTATTCTGGCGGTTTTACCGTCTTTTTTTATGCCACAATATAAGCAAAGGGAGGGATGATAATGTTTTCTGACGATGTTCTTGAGAAAATTTTTGCCAGAAAAGAATTGCAATCATTAGATTTGTCAACGCAGTCATCTATCATTCACGCAATCGAGGATGTTTTGGAGGAGGTTGAAGAAAATGAACATGAACGGAGTTTATCCGGCACCGGGATATAGTCAGCAAATTCCTTATCAGGCATCATATGGGTATAATCCATATGGTAATCAGCAAAGAATTGAACAGCCGCAAAATTATTTTCAACCGGCGCAAACACAGCAAATTCAGCAGACACAAATGACGCCTATTGGAATAAATGGGAAAATTGTGCCTTCTGTTGAAAATATTACTGCAAACGATGTGCCGATGGATGGAAGCGTGGCGTTTTTCCCAAAGCAGGATATGTCGGAAATATACGCCAAAAGCTGGAACTCAGATGGTACAATCCGCACAATCGTTTTTAAGCCTGTTTTAAATGATATGACTAACAATTTATCGCATGAGACGGAAAAAATGAAATTTGACCTATCAGACGAGTGCACAGGGGCATTTATGGGAAAGTTTGACGAACTGTTTGGGAAAATTGAACAGTTAGAGGAACGTATTGGTAAAATTCCGGTTCCACAGAAAAAAACTTCTCAAATTAAAAAGGAGAGTGAATCCGAATGAATCCGATGCAAATGATTTTGAATCAAATGATAAATTCTCCGCAGATGCAAAACAATCCAATGGCTAAAAATGCCATGCAGATGTATCAAAGCGGAGATACGGTCGGACTTAAGACAATGGCGGAGAATCTCTGCAAAGAAAGAGGAATTACAGTAGATGAAGCAAAGCAAAAGGTTATGAGTATGTTTAATCATTAGTACATTTTGGGTTGCGCGCACAATAACCGGTTATCCCATTTGTAAATAAATCAGATGGAGGTAAACAAAATGTTTAATGGAAACGCATCTCCTAGTCTTGCTGATATTGCAGCAGTGACAGGAAACGGAAGAAACAATGATGGCATGTGGGGCGGCGATGGCTGGTGGGCTATCATTATCTTCGCTATGATTTTTGGCTGGGGCGGCTTTGGCGGCAATGGCTGGGGAGGAAACGGAGGCATGGGAGCGACAGCATCTGCATACACCGACTCTGCAATTCAGCGTGGATTTGACACGCAGGCTATCATCGGGAAGTTAGATGGTATTGCAAATGGTCTCTGTGATGGATTTTACGCACAGAATACCGCCGTTATGAACGGTTTCCATGGTGTAGACAATGCAATCTGCAACCTTGGATATCAGACGCAGCAGGGATTTAATACCACAAATGTAACACTTATGCAGGCACAGAATGCTTTGCAGTCCCAGCTGGCTAATTGCTGCTGTGAGACCAGAGAAGCTATCCAGGGCGTGAACTACAATATGGCGCAGAACACCTGTGCGCTGCAGAACACCATGAACAGCAACACGAGAGACATTATTGACAGTCAGCAGGCAGGAACAAGGGCAATCCTTGATTACCTGTGCCAGGAAAAGATTTCTTCCTTACAGGCAGAAAATAACGACTTAAGAAGAGCCGCTTCACAGGATCGCCAGTCTGCATTGCTCACTACTGCAATGTCGGCACAGACCCAGCAGATCATCAACGCTGTAAATCCAGCTGCAATCCCGGCATATGTTGTGCCAAATCCTAACGCTTATGCGTATGGTTGTGGATGCAACACAGGATGTAGCTGCTAAAAGTAGTTGCTACACAAAATTGAATAATTGAGTATCTTAATTGAGTTTAACTCGACTATGTCTGCAAAAGCAGTATTACTTATAAGCGCAAAGGGCAGACTGAAATATGTTTGCCCTTTATTTCATGAATAGGAAGGTAGAATACATGGACGAAATTAAAAATAAATTTATCGAAGCAATCAAAAAGATTGATTTTGAAAAGCTTAACATTTCGGAGCTTAAAACTCTTGCGGAAATAACTGGATCAGTAGAAAAAATGGCAAAAAAAGATTATTCTGAGCTATTGATGGAAAAATTTTCTCCAGACCACGGATTTGTTTTTTCGAGCTCCGATACAAAAACAATAGCAGAATTAAAATAAGGAGGTCATATTATGGCAGAATTTACAGGAATTGCATTACAAACAGTTGCACAGGGCGAAGATGTAGCACTTACAGAAACTCCGGTATGCGCAACAAAATGCATTGTTCATAGACAGGGAAGCGGCATTGTTAAATTAAGAGGACTTACAAATCAGTGCCGGGCAAGATTTTTGGTATCTTATTCCGGAAACATTCAAATTCCTACAGGTGGCACAGTTGAAGCTATTTCACTGGCTATTGCAATTGATGGAGAACCGTTGCAGTCAACTCGAATGATTGTTACACCGGCGGCAGTTGAAAACTTCTTTAACGTTTCGGCGCAGGCATATGTGGACGTTCCTCGCGGTTGCTGTGTTACGGTAGCGGTACAGAATACGTCTGCGCAGGCAATCGAAGTTCAGAACAGCAATTTAATTGCAGTCCGGGAAGCGTAAGGAGGGCGGTTTTATGGATATTAAGAGAATGCACGAAATGATCGAAAAACTGTCTGAAAGCGCAGAGTGTGAGTTTGCAAAAGGTATCGAATGTGTAGATACAGAAGAGATGGGAAAAGTCACGGACATGCTTAAAGACCTTGCGGAAGCCATGTATTACCGGACGCTTACAAAATCAATGGACGAATCAGACCCAGAGCAGGTTCTTGATATGTTTGAGCGTTACGGAGACGGCAGACGGTATTATGACCGTTACCGGTATGCAGACGGCAGATTCGCGCCAAAGGGAAGAGGTACGCGCCGCGGATATGAAGAACCTCCGTACTGGCACATGACACCGGAAATGTACCGGGAAATGGAACACGACCGTGATATGGATCGTCACTCTGGCAAAATGTATTACACAGAGCCTACAATTGCGGCAGATGGCGGTATGCGTGACCGCAGAGAGGGTAAAAGCGGAATGAGCCGCAGAAGCTACATGGAAAGCAAAGAGCTTCACAAAGGCAATACGCCGGAGGACAAGGACGCAAAGATGCATGACCTTGAAAAATACATGAAAGAGCTTTCGGAGGATATGGCGGAACTTATCTCCGACATGACGCCGGAAGAGCGCACAATGACAAAAAGCAAGCTGTCAACGCTTGTTTCCAAAATGTAATGGCAGGGGCAGAAATGCCCCTGTTTGTTTGAACATTGACAACTGAATATCAGCTAGTGATTTGTGGATTTGGAAATTTTTCAAAAAGGTATTGACTTTTTGTGCGTACTATTATATATTAAATGTGCGTACAGAAAGAAGGTGCTGAGAATGTCTCCACGCACAGGCAGACCTAAAGTTGACAATCCTATGAATGAAAGACTTTATGTTCGAGTATCGAAGCAAGAAAAAGATGAAATTATGAAATTTTCATCAGAAAGTGGATATTCCATATTAGAACTTATAAGGGCGGGGATTGAAAAGCTAAAAGGTCAAAAAAAATAAGAAGTTGCCACGCTACCAACGAAAACAACTTCTTATCAACCGAGATAACTCTCTGTGAAATATTTTATCATAGAGAGTATCTCTTTTCAAGAAAAAATTGAAAGGCAGGAAAAATCTATGAGAGAAATGTATATTGAAGAAATTACCAAAAATCTGAATGTAATCAGCGAACACTTTTTAAGATGTGTCTGGATTTTTACAAGTAACCTTGCATCCGACAAGAAAGGCGGTGCAAGATGAAAGAACAGCTGATAACGGAAATCCAGAACATACAGGACGAAAAATTTTTGCATTTCATTTTGAACACGATACTTTCATTCAAACAGAAATGGGGGATTTGCTGATGAACAATATTCATATGAAACAATTAGAACAGACGTTAACCAGTATGGAAGTTTCGGAAATGGTTGGGAAAGAACACGGCAAATTATTGAAAGATATACGGCGATATACATCGCAAATCGCCCAAGCCAATATTGGCTTGGGCAACGAGAGCAAAATTGCGTTGGTTGATTTCTTTCGAGAAAATACATATAAAGATGCTAACAACCAAAGCAGACCTTGCTATGACATCACGAAGAAAGGATGCGAATTTATCGCGCACAAGCTGACCGGAGTAAAGGGAACGGCTTTCACAGCTCAATACATCAATCGCTTCCACGACATGGAACAGGCGCTGAAAAACCCGCAGCCTGCAATTACGGAGAAAGACCCGTTTGAGCACTGGGAGATTCGATGGAAACATGAAACGGAAACATGGTTTTCAAAGAACAACTGGAAGTTAAGTATAATCCTGGAACGGTTTGGTTGGACTCGAAAATTTTTATATCACAAGATTCTCGTGGAATTATCGGATCTGCACAACTTACGTGCAATCGAAAGGGCATATTACGCCAGTTATGGATATCCACCGGAATACGCTCTTGATCTGCTTGATTTTAATAGAGACCTCAACGATACGGCGACAAGATACATCAATTACCTACTTATTGAAGAATAAAAGGTAAAATAAGCATGAATTTAGAAACCACTAGCTGATATTTGGCTGGTGGTTTCTTTTTTGGAGGTAAAATATGTTTTTAATAAATGGTATTGAATGGAAAATAGAATTTGTTCACAGTGCAAGCGGTAAGCTGATTCGCTCTGATGGCTCTACCAGCCTTGCCGTGACAGATTGGAACGACAGGGCTATATATGTTTCAGATAAACCGAAAAATGGTTATTTGCGCAAAATACTGGCTCATGAGCTTTGCCATTGTTTTTGTTTTTCCTATAACATTCATATGCCGATTGAGCAGGAAGAGTATCTCGCGGACTGGATAAGCCTGTATGGGGCAGATTTGATTTATTTGCTGGATGATTTGATAGCAAACATTGATTGGAGGGCGGCATAGTGGACAAAATAGATGAATTGTTAATGTATGTGCAGAAGACAAACCCTGGAATGACAAGGGAAAAGTTGATAGATGAACTAAACAAAAGCGATTATGCCGCAAAAGCTTTACTTTTTACTTCCGAAAACTTTCGGAAAAATTTCCAATCCCCCCTACCTTAAGAATTGGACAAGGATTTTCGTTTTTTAATTTTTAAAAAATTTTTGAAATTTTCGCCCAAATATTCGGAAAAAATTTGGTACCCCCCTAGGGTCAGATTTCGGCACGAAAAACCGTTTTTGAGATTTTGAGAATTTTGTTCAGATTTTTGCAAAATTTTTTTGAAACTTTTTTGCAGGCTCAGGCTTATATTGCACTCAACCGTGTTCTGGACGCACTCGATCTTGCTATGTGTCCATCGTCCGTTTGGAAGCGCTGAAATAATGCAGGAGCGGAAACCTCCGCACAAATGCGCAAAATGAGTGCAACAAATAAAGCAAATGTCTACGTGACATTGCAATTATAGGCGCGCACATGCCTATAAGTCATTATATGCACAATACATCCAAAATGTCAACGCGCAATGCATCTGCTTTGCGTCAACAAGTATAAACCAAAAAAAGCGCAGCTCGCCAGACAATACCCTAGTGAGATAATGACGATTTGCATATTTGCGCGCATTTGATCTTTGCACGCATTTTTCGTGCTGTATTCCGCGGTATACGGGCAAAAGCAAGCCGGGGAATTTCCCCGGCATATTGCATTTCTGCACTTTTTCAAATAATAACACCCAAGCGCATACAGTCCATTTTCCGATCGCAAAGGGCGCGCCACTTTTCGGGATCACCTTTGATATTTTCGGCGGTTCTGGTGTCCGCCCATTCGTCCCGGGCTTTAATATAAGCGGCTTTCGCATCGTCTTTCTGTTTCTGTAATTTTTCCATAAATTCCATAATATCAACCTTCCTTTCTATGCGTTTGCTTCTTTTCTCAAAATCTCAATAGCTTCGTCTGTTGTGTGTTCTCTGTACCACTTCCAGGGCTTGCTATACGCCTTCGCCAGCGCGAAATCTTCTTGAGTTTCTAAAAAATAATCTCTAACTTTCAAAAATGCTTTCTCAGCTTCTTTTAATTTATTCATACGATCAACCATCCTTTCATCATGCGCCCTGTCTCATCGGTGCAGGTGGGGCAGTTCCCGCAGACCGCCACGCGGCGGT